GCCGTTCGTTGAGCGGGCGTGGAAGCGGGGCGGGGCGAGCATCACTGCGGACTTCGACCTCGACGAGCCGACCGTGGCTGACGCGCTGGACGCCCGTGTCGAGGAGCTGGCCGGGCAGGTCACCGCGACGACCGAGGCGGTGCTGCGGTCGCAGCTGCTCGCGCACGGTGTTGCCGAGGGTGAGAGCGTGCCGGAGCTCCGGGCCCGGATCCAGCAGGTGTTCACGAACCTCTCCGACTACCGGGCGACGATGATCGCCCGCACGGAGACCGTCGGCGGCTACAACGCGGCCTCGTTCCTCGCCGCCCTCGACAGCGGCGCGACCCGGAAGACGTGGCTCGCCACGGCCGACCAGCGGACCCGCGAGACGCACCGGCAGGAGAACGGCCGGTCGGTCGCAATGAACAAGCGGTTCACCCTCACCAAGTCGCGGTGGCCGGCGGATCCGTCTGCCCCGGCCGCGCAGTCCATTCAGTGCCGGTGTGCGCTGACCTTCGAGTTCGAGGAGTCCTGACCATGCCCAAGCCCACCGTGGGCCGCATCGTCCACTACGTCAGCTACGGAACCCCGGGCGGCGAGTACACCTCGCAGTGCCGAGCGGCGATCGTCACCGCCGTTCACCCCGGCACTGAGGGACGCGGTGTCTCTCTCGCCGTCCTGAATCCCGAGGGCATGTTCTTCAACCAGAGCTGCTCGCACTACGAGCCCGACGGCGCAGGCACCCCGCCCGGCGGCTCCTGGCACTGGCCTGAGCGTGAGGAGTCCTGATCATGGCGACGCTGCTGCGCGGTGAGGTCCGCGCCATCCTCCAGCCCGCAGGCACAGCCCAGTACAAGGGCGCCTACTGCCCGCAGAACGTCCCCTTCGCCGAGGTGCGCCGGGGCCCGTTCGACGGGAAGCAGGACATCGCCGTGCGGACCGACATCAACGGCGAGGTGCCCCGTGTGATGACGTTCGGCGGGGGCCGGGTTGCCTACGAGTACGACGGCCGCGACAAGCAGGGCCGGGCCGTCTACCGGTACGCGCCGAACCTGTCCCCGTCGCACCAGGCCGTCATGGACGGCGTGGCCGAGGTCTACGCCGAGCACGCACTGAAGCAGGCCAAGGGAGGCCAGTGATGGAGATCGAGTTCCGCGTCTTCGAGACGCACGAGTTCCGTGTCGACGAGGGGCAGGACGGCACCTTCGACGGCATCGCCTGCCAGTACGGCAAGAAGGACTCGTACGGCACGACGTTCCACCCGGGCGTCTTCAAGCGCGGCATCGACAAGGGCTCGTACGCCTACCTGTTCATGCACAGCCCGTACGACCCGATCGGCACCTTCCGCGCCGACGAGCAGGCCAACCACCTCCACATCGCCGGGGCCTACGACGACACGCAGTCGGGTCGCGACAAGCGGGCGATGGCCCGGTCCGGCAGCGCGCGGGAGCTGTCCGTGGGGTTCGTACGGACGGACCTGCCCGAGTGGAAGAAGCTCGCCGAGATGGGCGACGAGGACCGCGCCGATGTGCTGGAGAACATCCGCTCGGCTCGTCTCGTCGAGGTCTCGCAGATCACGGCGCGTATGGCGGCTGTGCCCGGCTCGAAGCTGAAGACCGTGCGGTCTGCGCTCGGCGCGCTCTACACGGAGACCGGTGAGCCGACCCTCGCCGAGCGTCTCGCCGAGTACGACCGCGAGCACGGCCGGGACTCGGCGGTCGCGCACGAGGTAGAGCAGGAGCGGAAGGTGCAGGAGCGGGCGCGACGGGCGGCGGTGCTGCGGCTGACGACGATCGGAGGTGCGTGATGGTGCGAAGGTTCGTGAGCAGGGCGCAGTGGCGGGCGATGTTCGCGCGGCGGATGCCGTTCGCCAGGAAGTGGGCGCACCGCAACCAGGCGAGCGCGCCGTACAAGTCGCTGCCGCAGCACCACGGCGGCCGAGGCATGCGCGGCCGACGACGCAGGTAGACGCCCGTCGTCGCTGCGAATTGCAGCCCCCACCCACACGCACACGCCGTGTGGATCTACCCTCCCCTCATCCGGGCCGCTCACACCGGACGTAAAAGCCGCGAGCATGCCGGGCGCGATCCACCGGCCGTAGAAGACGGACCGCAGACACCCATGACGCATGGGCGGCTGCGCGCCGTCCACCGGCCGAGAGGACACCACGGTGAGCAACTTTGCCAAGGTCCGCCCCGTCGGCTACCGCAAGGGCCGCGCCGCGTGCGGCGAGAACCCAGCCAAGCGGTATCCGATCTACGCCATCAAGGGCGGCGCACCCACCCTGCTGGAACAGCGCGACGAGGTCGTGCGCCTCCTCCAGGACCCCAACTTCGACGGTGACGTCGCCGAGCTGCTTCAGCGCGCCGACGACATCACCGCGAAGATCGAGCAGGCCAACCAGCGCGACGCCCGCCTGCGCGCCCTCCAGGGCGCCGTACCGCCCGGCGACCCGCAGCCCAACCCGGGCCAGCGGCAGCAGCCCGGCATGGGCCCCGACGACAACGGCAACCCGCACCCGCTCACCGTCGCCGAAGCCTTCGTCCGGTCCAAGGCGCTGGAGAACTTCCGCGCCAACGGCAAGCAGGGCAAGTTCGCCGTCGAGTGGGACGAGCGTGCGGCCCCGGCCGGCACCGTCACCACGGGCACGCAGCCGCAGCAGAACACTCGGGTTCCGGGGATCATCCCGCAGAACCCGGACTTCCCGCTGCTCATCGCGAACCTGCTGGACCGGCAGACGTCGGACGGGACGACGCTGGAGTACATGCGGGACACGTCGGGCCCGCAGTCGACGTGGAACGCGGCGGCGGTCGTGGCCGAGGGTGCGGACAAGCCCAAGTCGGGCCCGTTCACCTTCGACCTGATCACCACGACCCTCAAGACCGTCGCCCACTGGGTGCCGATCACGAGGCAGGCCGCCGACGACAACAGCCAGCTCATGGGCTACATCAACGGGCGGCTCACGTACGGCCTGGACTACAAGCTCGACCGCGAGATCCTCACCGGCAACGGCACTACGCAGATGCAGGGGATCCTGACGACCTCCGGCATCGGCACCTACCAGCCCGGGTCCGGTAACACGGACTCGAAGCTGATCACGGTCCGCAAGGCGAAGACTCAGGGTGAGCTGGCCCTGTACCCGCCGGACGCGATCGTGATGAACCCGCTCGACTGGCAGGACATCGAGCTGGACACCGACGCGAACGGTCAGTTCCGCGTCATCACCACGGTCACCGACTCCGGCGCCCCGATGCGCATCTGGGGCCTGACCGTCGTCACCAGCGTGGCGATGACCGCGGGCACCGCGCTCCTCGGCGGTTACCGCATGGGCGCCACCCTGTGGGAGCGGCAGGGCGTCACGATCCTCATGACCGACAGCCACGCCGACTACTTCACCGCGAACACGCTGGTGATCCTGGCGGAGCGTCGGGCGAACGTCGCGGTGCACACGCCCGCAGCGTTCGTGAAGATCACGTTCGCGGCGCTGCCGTAATGGGCGGCGTCGTCAAGCAGGTCACGCTCACCAAGTCGAGCGCGGCCCGGACCGAGTCACAGGACGTCGAGGTGCTGCGCGTCATCGGCAGCGCCCCGGCCCTCCTCGACGGCACGTCGAAGCCCACGATCAACAACCAGGGCACGACGTTCGCCGACCTCGCGGCCGTCACCACGGCCTACAACGCCCTGCTTGCCGCGCTCCGCACGCGCGGCATCATCGGAGGTTCCTGATCATGGCAACACGCAAGCCAGCGGCCGACAGCGCCGACACCCCGGAGCAGCCCAACCCGGCCGTCGTCCGCACCCAGGAGTACTCGGCCGGCCAGGGCTGGGAGGTCGGGCAGACCGCACCCGAGGATGCGTTCCGCGCTCTCGACGCGGCCGGCACCGGAGGGCCGACCGGGCCGGTCGTGTACGAGCACCCGGGCGGCTACGCCCGGCAGATCGTCGCCAAGGGCGGACTGGTCACGGAGGGCGTGAAGCGGGAGCTGGATGCCGCCGAGCAGTCCTCCGAGGACGAGCAGGGCTGACGCGTGGCGTACTGCTCGATCACGGCCGCGAGGGACGCGGGGTGCACCGGCACTGATGCCGAGGTCGCCGCGTGGATTCAGGCTGCCCAGGAGGCGATCGAGCGGTACACCCAGCAGGTTTTCGAGCCAACTGACCTGGTGGTGGTGGCGGGCGTAGGCGCGGGGGGACTGGTCATCCTTCCGCGCCGCGTCCGCACGGTGTCCGCTGTCCAGCCAGTTCTTGAGGCCGACGACGGGGCGTCGATCCCGTCGTCGGCATGGCGGGTCACCTCGTCGAAGGTGCTCGGGCAGGTCGACGCCGTCCACCTCGCGTGGGGCGGCTGGAACGACCTGGTGGTGGGGGCCGAGTCGTACAACGGGGGCTGGCTCGGCCTGTGGGAGCGGTGGGGTGCCGAGCAGGTCAAGGTGACCGGCAACTTCGGTTATGACGCGGTGCCGCTCCTGGTGTCGCAGGCGTGCGCGCTGCTTGCCGGGGACTTGCAGGCGAAGGCGCAGCCCTCGGATGCGGACGCCGCGCAGGACTCCAGTCTTCAGGTGGACGACGAGGGCAACAACGTCGCCATCGAGGACAGCGACGACGACCCGTCGTCGGGCGTCGTCGGCCCGTCGTCGTCGACTGGATCGACGCAGGTAGACGCCCTGTTGGCGGGCTACCTCAATCACGGTCCGTCGCTGATCGGCGGTGTGTGATGCGAGTGCGTCGCTCGGTCCGGATGCAGATGGGCACTCAGGTGTCGGCACAGATCAACACCCGTGCCTACGAGCGGGGGTTGCGTCGCGTGTTCGGCCGCATGTCGGACGACGTGAAGCGCGCCGTGGACCGCACGCGTATCGATGTGCAGAACGAGGCACGCCGCAGGGCACCGGTGGACACCGGTCGTCTGCGCTCGTCGATCGTGTCCCGCGTCGAGGGCGGCGGCCGGAACCTCGGCTACGTCGTCGGGTCGAACGTCAACTACGCGGCGGCCGTCGAGTACGGGACTGCCCCGCACGTCATCAAGCCCAAGTACAAGCAGGCCCTGTACTGGCCGGGTGCCGCGCATCCGGTCGCGCAGGTCAACCACCCGGGCACGCGGGCTCAGCCGTTCCTGCGTCCGGCGATCGAGCTGACGCCGATCTTCTGGCGGGCGCACGCCTCGCAGATCGGCAGGCGCTGATGAGCCACGACTTCGACACCCCGCCGTCGGACTGGCCCGGTCTGGAGATGACCGGCATGACCAAGCTGACGGACAAGATCTATTACGGCTGGCTCGAACCTGAGGCCAACCCGACGTTCTGGCACTGGTGCGCGGCACTGGCCAACGTCCCGGACGACCGCACCGTCACGGGCCGTTGGGTGGCAGCTGGCACCAGCGCGCACACCCTCGTGTCCCGCGAGCCGCTGCACCTCGAACCGTCACTGCTGTGGAAGTGCTGCGGGCTGCATGGCTGGGTTCGCAACGGCCAGTGGACGGGGGCGTAATGGCTGCCTCGACGTCCGGCGCCATCAAGGCCCGGCTGGAGTCCCTCGCCTTCGGCGTCCCCGTCTTCCGCGACGGCCCCCGCGAGGGCCAGGAGCCGCCGTTCATCGTCGTCCAGGAAGGCATGCCCGCCGGGCTGGACACCACCGCGAACGGCGACTTCGGCGACCCGACAGCGGATATCAACATCGTTGAGACCGTCGTCGTTGACCTCGTGCAGCTGGCCCGTGTGAAGACCGGCGCCCGCACCACAAAGGTGACCGAGCGGTACGGACTCGCCGAGGCCATCGCCCACGCCCTCCACGGCTGCACCCTCCCCGCGCACCCCGCCAAGGTCACCGCCGTCCGCGTGCAGGACATCGACCGCATCCCCATCGCCGACAACCGCGTCCGGCACTCCATCACCGTGCAGATCAACCGCGCCCTGCTGCGCGAGGAGGTCGTACCCCAGTGACCGTCACCTTCACCCAGATGACCCGCGAGGACGTCCTCAGCTATCTCGGCGCCGCGTGGCCGGCACCGCCCGGGGCCGTCGTCGAGCACGTCGCGTTCCTCACCAACCTCGCCCACGGCGCACTGTCCGTCCAGACGGGCAGCAGGCCCGGCACCACGTGGTGGGTCGTCGATGGGCTGCTCGTCCCGCAGGACGCCGGCCCGCTCCC